ACTAAATGCTATTATATATTTTTCATCATCTGAAAATATAAAAGGTTCTATTCTTACACTTTGTCTTAGACTAGCTAATGCTGTAAATGCAGGATTACTGCCAAAGTTAGCTATACGTTTTGTGCCAGTTCTTTTTTTCAAACCGCCTTCAGATCTAATAAAAAAGTTTCTTACTTGCTCTGCGGCATTAGTATAAACTTTTGTATCTGTACGAGATGTAAGTGATGGACTAACTTCACCAAACTGAAAGTTATTTAATGGCACTCTAACTCTAGGCATTAACTTCTCCTAGTTGTTATAAATCTTGATGTAGATAGTTTTCTTGTAGTCTGTTGTTGTGCATCAATATTTCTTGCTTTTGCCATCAACTGATTAGCTTTTGTTTCCATTAACTGCATAAGTCTATCATCTCTTGCTATAGATGTGGCAAAGATAGATGCCAGTGAATATTGCAATGCTAAAGAAAAGTATGATGGAAAATCAATTTCATCTGCTCTAAATGTAAAATCAGCAATCAATGTGTCATTACTTGTTGAGTCACTAAATACTTTGTCACCATAAACAGTAAAGTCTATTAATCTATCATTTATTGTAACACTATGTAAAACAAGTAAGTTACTTGGTAACTGATGTGCAATATCAAACCTGCCAGTAGGTGCATCTGATAATTGATTGAGTACAGCTTGTTCTGTAGCAAATCGCCATCTTGCTGTAGAAAGCATGGCTCTAACTGTATCCTCATACATATTAGTTGCTACTAAGGCTTCAGTACTAGAAGAGTCAAATGAAGTAATAGGTTCTGCACCAATCAGAACTAAGGCTCTTGATGCTATATCTATTGCTGAATTTGCTACTGTACTTGCCATATAAAGATAGGGGGATTGCTCCCCCTACTCCTAATCTCCGTCTGTTTCTGCTACAGCAGTTCCGTCTGAAACGTCAACTACTGATCCAGTATTGGATAGAACAGTACAGAAATGTGTTGTTGGTGTATTAGTATCCATAACAATTATTAGATCTCTAACATTCATCATATTAGCGGCATCATTAAAATACCCTGATGTATTGATTGCGGCAATCGCATCTGTTGTTTGATAGATCCATAATTGGACACCACTAGCACCTGCCATTCTGTGTAAACCACTTGCACTATAAGCCATTCAAACCTCCCTTAATTATTATCAAGAAGTTCATAGACACCATTGTTATCAATAACAACAGCACCCATAGACATCATTGAGGTTGCTAAATGTGACACTTTCTCAGGCACATAGTTTAGTTCAGTACTTACATCAGCACCAATTCCTAAACCAACTGCACTTGTGTGGTACACCATATTCTTACCTGCTGTGATAGCAGAGGTTGAAAAAATCTTAAATCCTAAGAACTCTTTCATACTCATACCACCTGCATATGGTAAATTCTGATCACCAACAAAGTCTGATGATGCAAACTCAGTAATTAAAAATAAGTCAGCATATCCCTTTGGGTGCATAGCAATATATCTACCACCATCTTCAGGTATATTATTTGTACCAAAAGTTTCAAATGCACTAAGTATATCTGCCTTTTCAACAGCAGAACTTGTGTCATGTAATTGAGATGAATTAGCACCTGAGTCCATTGCAGTATAAAGCAACTCGTCAGTTTTTCTACCAAGTGCCGCCGCCGCTGATGTCGCAACAGCTTGTCTTTCGTCAATGTTAGTCTTTAATTCGTCTAACTTGTCGATAAACTCAGCCGCATAGAAATCAGACATACTAACGTCTACTGTGGTGTGTGTTAATTCCATTGGTGTTACTTGTCCGTTTCGAGATTTTGTACTTGCAGATCCAGTACCAATCTTCTGGAATCTAGCTGTACTTCCACTCACATTGCTTACAGTACGGACAGTATTTCTTAATTTACTACCCATTCTTTGATAAGCTAAATGAACTTCGGTCTCGAACTGGGTAATAAAGGCTTGATCTATTGTATTAGCCATTTCAGTTCTCCACTTAAAAAGTTATTGTTACATTTTACTAGTTATCCATTGTTAGCTTCATCTAGTTATCCGTTAGGGCTATCAGCTACAAACTGGGCTATATTCTCTATTTACCAAAATTTTTTCGCCTTTGCAACGTACAAATCGCAAAACAGCAAAACCATTAACCATTATAGGCTGTTCTATAATATCAAAACCTATAAAATCTAACCATTGTAAAGTATGATTATGGTCAGCAGGTACAACATTTTCTAGCTGATAATATTGTTTTTGGAAGTAATCAACTACAGGTATGCACCATTTGAGAAACTTTCTTTGTATTTTTTGTATGTCATATGTACCTAATGCCCATATCTTTCCTATCATATTGTCCATAATAGGATTACAACCAAAGATAAATGCAGGTTGTCCATCAACCATAACAGTAAAACATTCTCCATTTGGCTCACGAATACCTGCCATCAAAGCACGAAAAGGTGTAGCACCATGTATCATGCACTCACGAACATCTGCATCTCTCATATTATTTTGCAAATAATTTAAATGTTTAATATGTGATTTAACTATAGGGTATCCATCATAGATACCCTCGCCATTAAAGTGTCTTGAAGCCATCAGTAACTTCTTGAACAAATGCCCTATCTCTTCTTGCAGGATCATAATATCTAGGATCTCGCATCTTAGTCATTAAATCTTCAATAGTTTGTTTTGCAGGTGCAGTAGCTTGATTATTTGGTGTAGCTTGTTGCATAGATCTTTGTATGAGTTCTAATGCTTTTATACCTTCTGCACTTGATCCAAGCTCTGATACTGCATCTCTTAATTCTTCAGGAAAAAACTTGTTCACAAATAGCTGTGTAGCTTCTACTCTTTGGTTTGCATTATCACCTAAATCTTTTTTAACTTGGTCAAGATCAGGCTGATTGCCACCAGTATGCTCTGCCCATTTAGTGATGCCTTCATTAAACTCATCTTGTGACAAGCCATTATTCCATGAATAATCTGCCCACCATTTAAGTAATGGATTAGTTGCGGCTTCGCTTTCATCAAGTATCTCAGGTATTTGATAGTCACCTGCACTAGCAGGTCTATTAGCAAAGGCTTCTGTTTCTAACTCTTGCAAAACATTAGCTTTTATATCTTCTTCTTTTTTTCCCTTCCATGACTCTAACTCTGAGTATGACTTTGCCATATCTTCCCATGAACCAAACTTTTCAGGTAAGCCTTCAGGTCTAGTTGGTTCGGCAACTGACTCAGTAGTTGTGGGAGGTACACTAGCTTCTGTTGGGGTATCAGTCGCCGATTCGATTGGTGTTGCTTGTTCTTCACTCATTTTTTTAACCTCATTGCATGATTGATCCTTTTAACAATTAAAGCCACTAAGTATCGTTGCCCTTCCAGATGCCTTAACTCTGCATCTGAAATATTAGCACCACTAACTGCTTCGATAGTTATTGACTTTAAATACTGTAACATCTCCACTCCATTTGGAGTTTTGAATACTGACTCTATAACTTTGGAAATTTGCTCGTCTTGTTCTTTAGGTCTAGGGTATCCGTCAACCCCCAAGTGTTGCGGCATTAGGTAGTTCTCCTTGTTGTTGCATCTGTTGCATCTGTTGTGCCATCTCTACTAACTGCTGTCTTTCATCTGCATCTCTAATTAAATTATCAGGCACACCAAACTTCTTTGCTAAATAGAGTGCAGTTTCTTCTGATGATATAAGTATATTTAATATCTCAGGACCGAATGATCCTGCCACAGTTTGTAGAAAACGATTAAGAGAAACAATATCTTGATTGCTTTGTGCTTGTGCTAGGGGAGAAACACTGCGAATCTTAACTTCTCTACCATTTACTGTTGGCATTTCTATTCGACCCTGTTTCTGTAATATGTAGACAACTCTTTGTAATAATGGTTGCACCATTTCAGATTGCAATCTACCAAAAGCTGATCCTATCTTTCTTGATAAATCTGCCATACGTTCTGCAACCTCTGTAGCTGATGCAGGTGTCTTGTTGGGATCACCTAACATATCATTATACAAAGCTCTCTTTATATTATTCCTCATGTCATTTAAAATTAAATTTGCTACATCAAAAGAACCTGCGGCTCTAATTGGCTGTAGTCCTTGAGAGTTTGGTGCTTTTGGAATGACAGTTCCGGGAACGAGATTAATTGTGTCGACATTAATAACACCATCATCATCAATCTGATAAATACCTGATATAGCCATCTGTGCATTTTCAAGGATCATTTCTATAGTTAAATTACAAGTCTTGATTGCACTAAGTGCATTTAATGCAGGACCTCTTCCATAAATTTCACCACTTGCTTTACTCCATCTAAAAGCTATAAAAGGATTTGATCCTACACCTTTATATATTTCAGACATTATCATTTCTTGATCTGTTATATCTATAATATAATATCCATATTTTTCTTCATTTGGGTCATCATATAATCTACAAGACACCTCTAGTATTTTACATTTGCCTTCAGGATCTCTTGATATTCTTTCTGCAATTTGTGGTGTAAGCACAGCATTTGGATATGCAACCATCAAGTCTGCATTTTTAATACTACGTTCTCTATACACATGATCTACCTTGCCATCAGGTCCAGTATCTAAAACAACATGAGGCAAAGGTATAGATTGAAACCTTATTGGATTAACTGCATCACCTTCCATGACACAAAGTACAGCAGTGCCAAGTGCCAAGTCTATAAAACATTCATGTATTTCTTGTGCAAAGTTTGATGTTTGCAATACCTCAAATACATAATCAGTTACTTGATCTAGTGCATTATTGATGTCATCTTTTTCTGCTTCAGGCACTTCTTGACCAGTAACAAAGTCTGCCCATCTAGCAAAGTTTGGTGTCAATCCTGACTGTAGTCTTGATGCAAACTCTTGTATTCCAACGACTGCTGTTTCATCAAATATTCTATCATCTCGCCTTTCACCAATCGTTACAGTTTTAAAACCTTGTCGTTGTGGCAAACAAAAATCAAATATTTCATCATAAATATCTTCAAAGTGAAGCCTATGAGATTTAGCTTTCTCAAAGTTTTGAAGTAAATTTTCTACAGTCTTTTCGTGCATTAGCTATCATATTCGTTGTAGAAACCTATGCCACCACCTGAACCTCGT